TTCTTTGCCTAGACATAGCTGATTGTTAGCTAGTTTGAGTTCTTCTATTTCTAAACCCAGTTGTTCTTTGCCTAGACATAGCTGATTGTTAGCTAGTTTGAGTTCTTCTATTTCTAAACCCAATTGTTCTTTGACTGAAAGCAAATTTAACTCTTGTTTAAAATCAGCTATTTTTTTTACTTCATCCAATGCAGAAACAGCTTGATTTTCAAGGATTAAGAGTCTTTTATTCAATGATGAGATATTTAGACTTTCTAATATTTCTTGCTTGAGTTCTGTAATTTCTCCCGTCAAAATTACCATCAATTCATCAATTGTATCCATAGAATCAATCCTTTAAATAATGTAATTGCTCAACCTCTAATTCTACTTACTGAAGGAAAACCACCAAATCTTAAAGTATTATCATGATACTGTTTACAAGCGTCTAAATCCTTGCGACAAGCCCGATTAGCAAAGGTTGTTGGTTGTCCAGAAATATCAAAACTTCTATTATTGGGTGCTTGACAATCATCGTCTCCAAGAATATACTGACATCTTCTTGAATACGTTCTAGCAGGTAATTTTTTTCTCTCTAAAGAATAAGGAGAAAGGGTAAATACAAATTGATTTTGATATTCACCCGTGTACTGACTAACCTCTAAATTCAACGGGAAAAACTGACTAGCATCTGCTGTGGGTTGACCATCCAAAAACATTGGTAACGTCTGTTTAACGACCACTTCTGCTTTAATGACTGAATAATTATCAATGATATTTCCCACTAGTCCAGAAATATCAGAAATGGTCAAGGAAGCGCGGGCTTCCACACTCTCACCTGAACGACTAAAACTACTTAGCTGACATGGAAATCCTTGGTAAGAAACACTGCCAAAAGATACCGTTCCATAGTTGCAAATCTTAATATCAAATTCTGAAGTTTTGACTTGAATTAAATCAATAAAAATCTCAGAATCTAATAATTGATTTTCTGAAATTAAGCTCATAACTACTCATCAGAATTATTAATTTCTTTTTCTGTTTCCACTTCAATTAATACTTCTTGTTCTACTTCCGGCTCAACAAAGGTCTTTAAAACAGGAATGGGAGAAACCCACTCATGCGGTAAAGGATCTCTTTTTTCGTCTTCCAAAGAAGTAATTTTGATATGTGCAGTTGCAACTACTCCATCTTCAAAAACATAGCTTTTGGCAATATATAGCTCATCTTCTTTTAGTAAATAAACAAAACCAGTTTGCTGCATATTTAAAATCCTTTTAATAAGATATATCCCATTGTAACCCCACTACCAGCAGTTGTAACTATCGCCCTTAGTAATTGAGTATTCACATCGACAATTGTTATTGACACTGTACTATTAGCGATCGCTGTGATTGCAGAACCAATACTATACCAGCTAACGCCATTATCTTCTGAACCTTGAAGCTGTAAGCCAGGATTGGTGGTAGATGCACCAATATTAACAGCCAGTTGAAGCCTATCGCAGTTTTGAACGTTTAAGCTAGGCGTAATGCTATTTAGTGTAGTTAATACTACGCTACGATCAATTAATTGGCGAACGCTAGACACTGAGTCTGAAGATTGCACTCTATTGATTGCACGAGTAAAAGAAGGTGAAGTACCTGTAAGTGTCTGTACATATCTGACTCTGTTTCCCAGTAAAGGAAGTTTAGGCGATCTATAGATACCAGTGGCAGTAATCCGTGGAAAAGAATACACAGTGAACCAATTAGTACCTGTATCATCCGTTTCCTGAATATCAATGTCGAGGGTTGGAGTTGTTCCAGTTATTAAAGTAACAGGAATATTAACTTCATAGCTACATCCAGAAGTAGGCGTTATTACAGAAGAGTTTGCAGTAGAAGTAATAGCGGCAGAACCAATGTCACTTACTATTATAGGTACTCCTAAATTTGCTGAAGTAACTGTAGTAACTGTAGTAACTGTAGGTAATGTTCCAGCTACAATATTAGCAGGAATTGCATTTGTGCTACCAATAGACCGAATCCCTTGTAAATAGACAGGATTATTTGCAAACGATTCAATAGTTAAGTGACCTAAAGTAAATGTGGTAGTTGATGCAGGGGCTATGGTCCCGTTAAAATTCCAAAGAAACACATATAAGTTAATTGTTGGATCTGGAACATTCTCATAACGAGAAGCGCGGGAGGTAAAAGTAGGCGTAGTTGCTGTGGCACGAAGCGCATCAAACCAGAATACCTCCCGCCCTGTAATTTCAGCTTGTAATACAGTTCCAGGTGTTGCAGTGGTATTTATAATTGCCACTGTATCGCCAGCAGCCCATCCGTTACGTTGAGAGTCAACGTTTACCGCAGTAGCAGTAGTCCCTGTCAGTAAATTGCGAATATAATTTCTGCCAAAAAGAGTACAAGTACCTGTTCCGGTTGCACTCCAGCCAGATACAGTAAAATTTATTGTGTTTATGTCAACAATAGAAGCTATGGCATATCTACCAGGTGCGCCAGATGCCCCAACAATTCCTCCGATATGAATAAATTGCCCAACATTTAATGAAGTAAATCCATGGTTCGGTATAATTACATTCACTGATGTAGCTGATTGGATATTATAAGTAAGATTTTCACCTATGAGGTCTGCTAGTAATACAGCAAAGTTTGAGTTGGCAATGCGCCCAGAGGCAATAATGCTAAACCTCATTCTCATTGAACCACTATAAAAGGTTTTTGATCTAGCTAAAAATTCAGCATTGGCAGTTGTTCCGCTCAATATATTAATTGAGCCACTTGCCTGATTATATGTCACGCCAGCCCCTACTACTGGAGTTTGGACAAAAAAAGGATCAATCACACTTGAGCCAGAATTACTAAAACCAGCCCCGTCAATTATTTGGCTGGCTTGGCGGACTGTAGGTGTGTAAGGAAGTTCTGGAGTCCCGTCCCCAGAAGCCTCTACGTATTCCGCTGTTCCTTTGATTCCTAAAATTGGTTGTGCCATAGTTAATAAGTATTTTGTAGCTTTATATAATTTTAGCTTAACGGATATGAGAATATACAGAAATCGTTGCACTATCAGCAATCAATCCTGTACCTAAAGTCACCAAATATCCCCATAAAGAAGTGCTATTGGTTGCTAATTTAAGTAGTCTATTTACAAGTATTGTTTCAGCTACAACAGTACCACCACCTCTAGTTAAGATTGGGTTTAAGCCTATTCCACTTAAAGTCAAAATTGATGCTCTGTCTATCAATGGAACATTAAAAGCAGCATTATCAGCAAATCCAGACTGCGGACTTGCATTATACAAATAAACTTCACAAGCACTTATACCTGTTAGTGAACTTGCATTAAAGACAACGCTTATGCTATTTAAATATATAAAATCTCCACTAGGTCCAATATTCTGTAATTGAAACACACCGCCATAAACATCATTAGCACTATAAGATATAGAACTAGTCCTGGTTATGTTAGCAGAAGAAAAATAAGCTAATCCAGACAAAGAAAACTGAGGAATATAAGGTGATATCAAAGTCCCATTACCAGACGCTTCTCTGTATTCAATGCTTCCCTGAGAACCAATATAAGGCTGTGCCATAGATTTATAGTTAATGTTCCTTGTTTATAATTGTTGGTTAAAAGTTGCTGTTATTTCCCATAAGTAAGTACCTTGATTCGTAACGCTCCATTTATCACAAATAAATTCTTTATATTCATAATATTCATTAGGTCGCCATCTGAATCTAGTAATAGCTCCGTATTGCTTAAAAGTAGAAGTAATATCATTTTTAGATTGGGTATTTAAGTTAGGGATAACTATATCATAAACTATCCTAACTGAATTAGGCGCAGTTAGTATTTGACTATAACCATCTCCCAATTTTGTAGTTTGTTGAAAGATGGTTTTATTAATAGAAAAATCCCATTTAATTGGTGGTAGCATCAGGATAGGTACAGTCATCAAAATTCTCCTGTAAAACTTGTATAATTTCCATTACTAAAGTCAGCGATCGCTTGTGGAACAATTGATGATTGTACATAAGCACTAACTTTATTATTAATAGTAATAGCAGCTATTCTTACATAATAATCCCCTGGACTAACGTTATCCCATCTAGCTGACAATTCAAAGGTTTCAAGAGGACTACTCCATTCTGAATCTTGGGCTTTCTTGTATTGTAAACTGTAGCGGTCGGTGTAAGATTCGTTAACTATTTTTGTACAAGTAATAGTTCCTGTGGCTGGGGTAATAGTCCATCCAGAAAAAGGAAAACTAAACTGGTTGTTACTGATCTTAGTAATGGTATAATAATTATTATAGATTGATTGAGTAGCCCCTTTAATTAATATTAAATCATTAGTATTGTATTTGTGATTTTGTGATGTAGTCACTGTCGCTGTTGTTTCCAAAAAAGTCATGCTGGCAACTGTAAAAGTGCTGTTAATAAGTTCTTTTCGTGGTTGCTGCCAAGATGCTAATAAAGCGTAAATATCAGTGTTTCCATAATTAATTTTAATCAATTCTGATTTTAAATTAATTGGTGGTGACGCAACCACTGGCAAAGTTTCCACAGTAATGTCGCCAGGAATGACAATATTAGTTTCAACTAAAGCATAGAAGTCAACCATAAGTTTTAGCGGTTATCTCAAATAAAGACTTATTTTCTGAGTCTGGGACTACATCAGTGACCCTGTACAATTGTACCTTATTGCTAGTATCAATGATCTGCCATGGTGATTGAATTTGCGGTAATGTAGTCAATGGTGTACCGAGATTAATCTCTGTAAAAGTTCCTGCGCCATTAGTAATAGTTCTTTCAACTACTGTCTCATCTGGAAGGGTTAAATATATTTTTTTATTAGTATTTGATGTCAACGTTATAGGCGCATCTAAAGTTATTTTGGTAGTAGTTACAGCGGAAACTAAACCACCAATTCTGACTTTGTTTTTGGCACTATCAGATACTTGAATTACGTCGCCGGGTTGAAAGAACATTGCCCGCGCCCGTACTTTACAAGTCAGAAATATATTATTAGGTAAAGAACTAAAAATAGTCCTTCTCCCTGACCGAATAGCAGCCCCTCGTCGGGTTTCTCCTAATAGAGCGTATTCCTCAATTTGGACTCCATATCTATCAATAGAAGCTGGATCTTCTACAATTTCTGGTATTTGTTCCCAGTCTTCAATAGTAGATTGATAAGAAACTTTAGCCACAGTAGTTACAGTATTTAACTCTTTAGTTTGGTAAGCAAATTTACCCTCCTCTACATCTGCATTAATTAATATTTTCGGTAATGCAGTCGTCGGTCTATCCTGCCAAAAGCTTAACTGTGTCCCGTTCCAATAAGGTTTAGCGTACATAGTAGAGCAAATAGAACGAATCATCTCTATAACAACTTCTTGACCGCCTGTACCTAAAATTGTATTAAACAGAAATCTTCTCTCTAATCCCCCATAGCCATTGTCCACATACCCGTTGTTATACACACTGCACTGATACAAAGCAAACTTATCAATATATTCTTCAGGAATACCCAACTTAAATCTAGGCTCAGTTAATAGATAATAGACAATCCAAGCCGGGTCAGCAGTCGCTTTAGCAGGTAGATAAAAGCCACCATTCCAACTACCACTAAAATCCGTTCCTCTATCAGTAGCGTTGACAGTAGCATTACTAGGTATCCGGCATTTAATCCCACCTAATTTCATCCAGATTTCCGGTATTGACTGGAAAGTTTTCGACGGGAATTGTAAGGCTAGTAATGCTGTATTGGTGAATAGAATCCGGTCGTTATTAATCTCTGAGTAGTCTATCCATTTTAGGTTGACACTTTCTTTACTTTCTCTGTTGTCAGGGTTGGGCGGTTCATTGGGTATAGTTTTCTGCACCCGAACTTGAAAGCTGCTTTGAGTAGGATCAACAGGAAAATAATACTCAAAAGTTACTGGGTCAGCGTACCTAGCGTTGATGCAAGTAGAGTATCTTTCTACAAATGCACCTCCCCCTTCTTTAATAAAAATTTTGAAGCAACAATCAGTTTTTCTGACATCACCATTTTTATCGTTGTACTGCATTTGAAGACTTAGGCGGACTTTAATAGCAGTAATATCAGCATTTGAGATTTGCCTTGTCGTCCCATCGCCAATATTTTTTATCTCTGTATTAACAGTATTGACATTACTATTTGATATGCCCAAATTTGTCACAAAAGAATCATTAGACTGATTGGGTCCACCAATGCTATAGTCAACAGATACATCAAGAAAATTAGCCGAACCATCACTATTAACTAATGGTGTTTTATCAAGATAGATATTAGATAAAGAAGTCATCCCTTCCAATTCGCCTTCACCAATAGCTAATAGCAACTTGACATAATCATTAGAAGTTGCGGTAATTGGGTCAGTAATTGGGTTTTTAGAAAGCGCTCTATTTGCAAATCCCATAGTTTATTTAATAATTAATAATTACTTAGAACCTGTTTTATATTTCCAACCCGGCGCAAATTCTGAAGTAATTTCCAGAGAAATTACCTGGAAGTTTTTAACTAATACTTCACCAAATACCAAAGGAATAGGTGTACCTTCTTTAGTATTAAAACCAGAGGACTGAAAAAAAGTAGACTTAGCATCTTCTTTAGGGTTGCCATTAATAATAGAATTAAGTAATCCAGTAGCACCACTATAAATTAATGACCACCCCAATGGTGCAGCCACACCTGTAGTTACCAATGCTATCCCAATACCAATCATGGCAATATTAGTTAAAGTCTTTCCAGAACCTTCAATAACTGGGGTAATCTCAATTACGCAACCGCTTACAGGCAATAAAATACTGGGTGAGTCTTCTAATATATACCGTTCCCAATTGTTTCCTTTAACTATTACTGTATAATACCAATTTGAACCCAATACATAATGTTTAAAGTCAGAAAAATTGCAACATAAAAAGTTAATTACTTCTCGTACTGTGTTTAAGTTGCCTTGGATTTCAGGTACGAACTTAGTCCCCAAAATACCATTTAATTTAATAGTTGTCAGCATAAGCATTTTAGTCTGTAATGGCTAATGGTTCTTTCTCTTAAGTATCTATTGTAAGGTTCAATTTTACTCAGAGATTTTTGTGACATAGAGTGAAGAATCAAATTCTTTTCCGCATCCACTAAGATAGCAGCATGATTGACCTGTAACCCTCCCCTCAATGCGATCGCAAATACATCATGAACTTCTGCTTTAGTCCCTATAGGCATTAATCGTAATTGGTGGTCAAAGTCAAAAGGGCATTGATAGTTGTCTGGCGGAAAATTATCAAGATGAGAGCGTTGAAAATCGCCTACATCTACACCCAGCATACCTAAAAAATAACATCTACCAATAGAGAAACAATCAGAGCGTCCCCAGTAAAAAGGAATGCCTTGATAAAATTCTATTTGTTTAGGCGTGTAATTTATAAAATTAAGTGGAAACGGGTTGGGATTATTTGGTTCATAGTAGTCCCAAACATCAAACACCGTGTGATAAAGAATAATTGGTTTTTGAGTCTGACGACTCATCTCAATATCAGTGTAAGTAAAATATCCGGGTTGAGTATCATTATAGTGGGTATGCCAAAAAGCTGTGATTTGAGAATAGTTAAATCTAGCTAAATCTTTAGAAGCAATAGCAAAGTTATTAATAGGGTCACTGTGAGAATTGGGTAAAGAAACAACCTGATTATGAATAATCAACCCGCAAGACTCAATAGAGTCATTAATAATTAAAGATTTGATTTGTTCCTTAATTAAATCAGAAATCATTGTCATGATAAATATACTTTGTGTTTATGATAGCATATAATTAATATTAATTAATAGCTCAAAGATGTTAAATACAAATTTATTATCTCCCAAAGTTCAAGCCTTAGTTTCCACTTGGATTGGGATGATTCAACAGTCAGATAGAAACATTACAGATAAATATGTGGAGATGCTCAAAGACTCCCCTGTAGCCTCCGCAGCCAATGATTTAAGAACATTATTAGGTGTATCTTTACTAGGGAAATATCAACATCCAGATGAAAACATTGAACATTTTGTTAGGTCATCTATTAACCAGATGGAAGGAAGTTGGTCTAACGTAATTGCCGAACTCTTGACATTTATTCCCTTTGGACGTTCATTTTCAGAAGTTAGTTACGTCATTAAAAAACGGGTAGCTTATTTAGACAAAATCCGTACCATAGACCCGCGTTATTATTGGTTTGAAGGGTACAGTGGTAGCATTAAAACAGTCCACTACATGAGAAATGCTGATATTTATATCCCTTACGAAAACGGTATTCATTTAATCAATCAACCATACTTAGCACTGGGAGGCGACCCTTATGGAGTAGCAATATGTAGAAGGGCATACCCATACTGGGAATTAATGAAAATAGTTAATGCCTGTATGGCGATCGCATCAGAAAGACAAGCCACTAAACTACTGGTAGCCAAAACTGACACAGCCAACAATACTGTTACCATGATCAACCCTGAAACCGGGTATGCTTTCTTAGACCCTGCCACGGGAGAGCCTAGGCTGTTTAACCAAGCTTATGTTATGTCTAAGAATTTAGACGACATGAAAAATAATTCTTATGCAGTCATTGATATTGCTGATGATATCTTTGCGATCGCTCACGAAACCGATGGTAGCTTCTTCATGAACATCTTAGGCTACTTAGAGTCTATGATCATGTTGTCCTGGTTAGTGCCTAGAACCGTCACAGGTACAGGTGCAATTAGCAGTGGTGACAGTAACCTCAACGCTGGACACAGAAGTATTTTAGATTTAGTCATCAAGTCCCAGATGGAATTAGTAGGAGATGTCTTGATTGAACAAGTGATCCGTCCCATGATTGAATTTAATCTTGGGGAACAAGAAAATTACGGGATTTTTCCTATTAATTCACAGGACAACGAAGATGTCATATCCCTCTTAAATATTGTCAATAACTGTATAAGCACAGGCGCATTTAGTATTGACGACTTAGCTGTAATCAATAAAATGAGGGAACTAGCAGGAATAGCACCATTAGAAGAGATTAAAGAGGTAGCTAGTGAAAAAAAGTACCAAAGGGTAGCAATTAAAGCCGCCCAAGAGTCAACTAGCTTTTATTGGAACTCATCTAGCCAAAGATATCAGTACGCTAATGGCGATAAACAAGGTCAATTTGTCAGAGAGAAAGATGTAGTCAGAATCACAGAGAAAGCCATAGCGGACACATTGAAGATGGGTAATAAAGTTACCGACAACTTACTATCAGGGAAAATCAACGTCAGTACATGGGAACGACAAACAGCAGAACTAATCAGAGATGTTTCTTTATATCAATACTCACTTGGTATAGGCGGACTAAAACAGATGGACTGGCGAGATCATGCTGAATTAAGCGGTAAACTCAACTTACAGTATCAATATTTGCGAGGATTTTCCAATGAAATTATCCGTGGTGAATTATCAGAAGCCCAGATAGCTGCTAGAGCGCAAATGTACTACAACAAAACCAGGCATTTTTATGAAGATGGTAAACTAGAAGGGCATAGCAGAAACGGATACTTGTGGGAACGTCGGGTTATAGCTGCTAGTCATAGCTGTAGTGACTGTATCCGTTACAGCAGTATGGGATGGGCAAAGATAGGTACATTACCAAATCCAGGAGAGAACTGTCAGTGTCGAGCTAACTGCAAATGTGTTAAGTATTATTCAAACTCACCAATATTGCCCAGTTTATGAAAGACAAATTAAATGATTTTGTTCCCGTGGTATTTGCTTTGCTTAGTGCAATCATCACCATAGTTACAATGATAGTCCCTGATCTATCAGACACAAAAGCCAATGGTGCATTTAATATTGCCTTAGCGTTAGCGTCTGGTAGTGCTGGTTTAGCCGTATCAAAAGAGCCTAAAAAGAATGAGTAAATTTACCCCGCCACCAGAAGAACTACCACCATTAGAATCATTGATGAGTAGTTTAAATATCAACCAAGAGACTGCCGAACAAATCATCCAAGAATTTGTAGACAATCCCCCAATATCTGAATTAGCCAACCTACCATTGGCAGAATAACCACCAATTGTGTATAAGCAAGATGCTTATACACTTAACTCTCACCTGTACATTTTAACCACCCATCCCATAAACACTATAAATTGTGGTACAGGCATATTGCCTGTACATTTAATTACCGACCATAAGGATTACCCCGTCGGATAGAACCACCAGGACGCATTTCCCGCCTAATCCCATCACTAACAAGAGCTTGTACAGTCTGTGATAATCTAGCTCCATCTACATCAGAACCTTCACTCACTGACACACTTACAGGCACATTCACTGTTGTAGTGCTACCAATCTTAGAAGCAATATCCCCAGAGCCACCACCGACAATACCGCCATCAGCAAAACCGGAAATACCCGATTGCAACTTATTCCAAATAGCAGTTTCTTTGTGATTAAGGATGCGCTCACCTTCAGAAGCGACCACCAAGTGCGGTGTCCTCCCTGTCATAGCCCGTTCTTTATTCATTGTTCCCACAATGCCCCCGTTGGCAAAATTCTGAATCTTCCCAAGAGTATCTTTATCAATCATCCCACCCTTAGCAAATCCTGATAAAATAGCTGAGCCAAAGTCAGCAGCCCCAAAAGTAGAAGGATCTAAGAACTCCATACCAGTGGGAATAAAAGAAGCAATATCACCAAAACCAGCAAATCCATCAAAGCTACCCAAGTCTAAGGCTGAAGCACCCGCCGCTGTCTGTAGTGCGATCGCAGCTTGAGTAAGTTGTTGAGCGGCAAAAGATAATTCTGTTGCCGGGTTAAGCCCAGTGCCACCCATCCAGCCAAAAAGTAAGTCCGTTACACGCTTAGATGCTATTTCCGCTAAAGTATCCAGTACAGATTTACCTATACCTTTAGCTAAATTCAGTAGTGCTGTACCTGTGTCTTCTGTGCTGAGTAGAAACTCTTTAAAAGAACTCTTAAATCCAGACACAAAAGACTTAATCACTTGTGCAAACTCTGAAAACTGGGATTTAATGGTACGTAGCTTTAAATCATTCTCTATTTCATTATTCTTTCTCAGCACATAAGCCTGTGAGTCAGTCAGGTTATTGTCCAGAATAAATTGACTAGTTTCATTTTGTTTTCGCTTATACTCATTCTCTTGAGTCGTGATTGCGTTCTGACGGTCTAATCTTTCCCCTGCCAACTCCAATCCCAAATTCTTCTTAATGGTACTCTTGCTTTCAAAAATAGCCTTAGCAGAATCAGATAATCTCACTTCCACATCTACAGTCACCTGTCTATTTTTAATCTCGCCAGTCGCTTTTTGGTACTCAGTTTCTATTTTCAAAACATTTAATTCTTTTTGGAGATTCATGGCATTTCTTAGGCGTTTTGTGATTCTCTCATCAGAAGATAATTTAAAGTCGCGCTGAGTCTCTAAGCTAGTTTTTCTGTAAGAGTCCATCAAGTCTTTTTGTTTAATTAATGCTTCATTTTCAAAGTTAATAATGTTAACTAAACCGTTCTTATTCTTAGCAGCAAATAAACTATTATCAAGCTGTAAACCCTTGGTAATTGGTTCTCTCTCAGCAGCCCCTTTATCTATCAATCCAAGTTCACGATTAACATAAGCTAATATATTGTCAGTCCGACGCTTTCTTTCAATGATTCCTGTCTGTTTTGTGACATTGTCCATGATTTCCTGTAGTCGCTTATCATAGACATCTTTACCCATGTTTTTACCACCTGATTGTCGCCACTCGCGTCTAAGTGCAGCTATTTTTTGGAGGGTTGTTTGAGTTAATTCTAATTCAGCTATATTTGCTTCAAGGTCAGGTATCTTGAGTAATTCAGGGTTCAAAGGATCAATTGCTTGCATTCCTCTCAGTTCTTCCAATCGTAGTTTTAATTGACTGATATTTACACCCAAGAGAGCAGCTTTTCTATCAGCATCTTTATCTGATTGCTCCTCTTTAAATCTGCTTACATACTTATCAAAAACCGCTTGCTTGTTTTTGGTGTACATATTGCGGAGTGCGATCGCTGTTTGTTCTCTTGCTTTAACGACTCTGTACACTTCATCTCTTAATGTTTTTAGCCCTGACGCATCTATACCTTCTCTCTGAGCAGCAGCAATTAGCTCATCAACTCTTGCTAATTCAGCAAGAGGCGCTCTTGTAGACTCAATAATATTCTGTTGTTCATTAATCCTTGCTTGGTATTCATTCTTTAGTTTTTGGAAGTCAGTAGCAAATTTTTCCTTATCAGAAGCATTGGGATTTAATAGCCCTTGGATATATTCAGAAGCATTATTAATATCTTGTGCAGCCTGTAGTGATTCATCTCTGATACCTTTATTGGTATCTCTTAATAGATTGGATAAATTTCTTTGGAAGTCTACCAGCTTTGATTGTATTTCTGCCCTGTTCTTGGCTGCTTCTGCTGCTGCTTGTTTCTTCTTGGCTTCCACACTGAGAGTACCAGATCCTCCAACACCTGATTGTAACTTACCAGGGCTTAATGGCTGATTCTGCAATTGTGATCTAGTGTAAGGATCAGTGCCTGGTGGAATTACCACGGGTTGCCTTGTCTGTGGTATTTGTGGTAGTTGTGGCGGTGGTATAACCTTGGGTTGACCAGTTGTTTTTCCTGGCGGTATTTGGTTTCCAGTATTACTTACTGTAGTTAGCCCACCAGTGCTAGGCTGTGGAAACATACCAGACAAATTTGGTACGTTGCCTGGGTTAGTTGGTATCTGCTTGTTACCAGTGCTTTGGTTATTTCCACTACTACCAGTACTATTGTTTGGATTTGGATTTGGTTTTGGATTTGGTTTTGGTTTTGGTTTTGGTTTTGAATTATTGCCTATTAAAATATCCAAAATACCAGGATTGTAGCTGTTAGTGTTCTGATTATACGTAGGGATTATTGGTGGAATATTATCAACAAAATTCTTTGTATTACGGATGACTCGCTTAACGGGTTCAGGAGCATTTTTTCTCACAAATTTTTTGACTTCTGTTTTAAACCAATTAATAGCCCGGTTAACAGGTGGTGTAGACGGTGTAGATGGTGTTGTCACCGGCTTTGGCTCTGGCAATAAGCCTAAATTTGTTACGGTGTTATTTGGCTGATCAAAAAACCTAGCCGCTTTCTGAAAAGCATTTAATCTTTTATATTCAATATCCCTAATGACCTTTAACGGGTCCATATTAGAAGAATTGACTTCTGTGCGGAACTTAAAGTTATTCCCTGCTAAAGTACCAATTAACTGCCCAGCATTGATATTGACTAAACCACCATCATTGAGTTTCAAATTCTTTTTAACACTGGGAATATTCAACCCTTCATAAATCAGCTTAATAGTGCCACCTTTAGTCTGCTTAACAATCTCTAAAGTATTACCAACAAGCCTAGCCATGCCAGTTACAGAAGATTGAATATTAGTGTTTTTGCCAACCCCAATATTCTGGTTAAACCGAATCCCTCCGGTCTTCCCAAAGGAATCCTCAGGTCGGTATTTAGTATTAATGATGTTAGATAAGTTCTTACCCACAATAGGTGACAAGAAAGCATTGTCCGGTAGCTTTGGTTTTGACTTAGTGACTTGAGAATAGTAGCCATAACCCATATCTGACATAAGCCCAGCCACTAACATCTCTTTAGGCGCGTTAGCCACTAAAGTGGATGTGGGTAGACTAGATGTACCGCTTTTAATACCAGATTGTGGTGCAACAAACTCACGCCAAATTCGCTCATCTTCAGGTGTTACTGGTGTTTTTGTTCTCTGAGATATCGGTACTGAAGAAACACCACTGTTGTTTGGTGGTTGTAGCTGCTGATTACTAGTTACTTTATTTATCTTTTCTACGGTGCTAAGAACCTCTTTTAATTGCTTATTAAGTTGTATAGTAGAATTGACTGCACTTACACCTAAATTTTTTGTAACACTGTTAACTTCTTTGTTGATACCTGACACACTGCTGTTAACAGTTCCCAATTCCTTGTCAAAGTCACGAATCTTACTAACATCAAAAGGTACAATCTTGCCCGGTAGACTACGCTGCATTTCCGTGACTTTAATCAGGATGTCCTGAATACTGTTCTCATAGTCTAACTTCTGTTTTTGCCTGTCTAAGCGTAAGTTCTCAATTTCAGTAAGTTGTTGAAACAACCCAATTACACTGTCAATAAAGTTAGTAAAGATATTATTTCCCGCCCCAACCAAAGCCTGTTTCAGCTTAGTAGCGAACTGTTGAGACTTAATGTTATTGGTAGCTTTATCAAACTCAATAGCAGCAGCTTGGGACTCCCTTAAAGATGTGCGGTAGTATTCCGCTACTTGCTTAGTCTGGTCAATTAACGCTTGTCTAGCAGCTTGCTGTGCTTGACTAATCTGTAAATTTAAATCAGTTAAACTACGTTTTAATTTCAAGAAATCTAAAAACTGGTTTAATACGTACTTACTTTTTTCATCTTCAACAAGCTTAATCATGTTTTCCAGTTCAGAAATACCAGTTGATTCAGTGACTCCAAAAGCCTCTAATACATTTGCTGCTTCAAAAGATTGAAATATTGTTTTATATTCATTTATGGATTTAACAATATTGCCACGATTTTCTCGTAGTGCTTTAATATTTAACTCATCAGTTTGATACTTTAGTTCCCCAGGTGTTACTGTATTTGCTAAAGCTTGACCTGTAACAGCAGTAAGTTTTTGTGCTTTAGAAGTTTCTATTTGTATTTTTCTGTCTTCCAACGCAGACCCCAAATTCATAAGCTGTTTTTGTAATAATTCATAAGCTGTTCCAGACTTATTGACGGCTTTAGTTAAAGTGTTTTGTAACTTTTCTAATTCAGAAAGCTCGTCTTGTGCTTTATTAAGCTGTTTTTTAAATTGTTTTGCTTCATCAACACTCAACAAAGGATTGTTTTTATTTTGTTTCAACCAATCTACTATTTGCTTTTTAGTTTCAATTTCTGATGCAACATTAGACTGCAATGAACCTATTGGAACAATCAAACTTTGTCTGTCAATCAATAAGCTTTCTAATTCTTTTTGTAGCGCATTAAATCCCTTAAAATCTTGGGGATTTAGCTGAAGTAACGCTTTTTGTTTTGATTGATTTATCGCTATGTTTTTATCAATTGCGTTTAAATCTCTAAATTGATCTGTATTTACCAGGTCTTCAGCTTGACCAAAAATAGCTTTTGTATTTGCAGTTCCATTAGCAACGATTTTATCAAATGTATCAAAAGTGGTTTGTACGGCTCTATAATTTTTACTTTCGTCTCCGACAATGGGTAATGTGTTCCACAGGGTATTAATGAAATTTCTTTCATAACCTTGGTTAGTCTGTCCATTTTGATTACCTGATCTTAATTCCTTATATTCTTGAATCAACTTAGTCTGTTGTTCTATTTGCTGTCCTAGTTCACCACTCATATTAGTGAAAGTTACAGCAATAGCATCAAGCACTTGAAATATAATTTCAGCAAGAGCATACCACCCAGCAATTGAAACAAAGGCTTTTCCTAGCATTCCTAATCCAGTCAAAATTCCTGATATGCCAAGCCTAATAGCACCAAGAACTACAGGCATTTTTAACAAATCTACAGTTATCTTGATTATTGCTGTTAAAGCTACTATCATCAATCTGGGAATAAGAAATTCTATTAAATTTAATAACAAAGAACCAATATTTGCAAATATTTTTGCTATTGGTAGTAACGCAGCACCTACTTTTTGTTGGACATCTAATAAAGAGTTGCCGAGTCTATCAACAGCAGCTTGGTAAGAATCCAGTGAAGCAGGAATAATGCCAATATTTTCTGCATAAGCTTGTTGGGTAAATTTGACTAAATCTTCTGATTGAATATTGCCCAAACTTAATTGTTTTCTAAGTTGCTGAGAATTTAACCCCATTGATCGCGCAAAGGTTTGATAAGCACCAGGTACAGCTTGTGCTAATTGCAATTTTAAATCTTGAGTCAAAATTGTTCCGCTACTAGCCATTTGCCCTAACGCCAGCAATGCCCTTTGCTGCTGATCTTTGTCCAAATTTCTTGCCCGCACCATAACGCCAAATTCTTTCAACATTTGGCGAGAAGCTTCACCTTCTAAAGCAGTATCTTTTGTTGCGCTTAAAAATGTTAGCGCTCCTTCAAGAAACGTAAATCTATCTAACGCCAAATCACTTGATTGTTTATTAAAATCCTTCATGTTTTTAGCCGCATCTGCTGTTGACATACTTACAGCTTTAATGCCTACACTTATCACTTGCATTCTTGACGCTACATCAATGGAATTTTTAATAAATGCTGGTCCAAAATCTAAAATGGCTTTTCCTGCAAATAATAGTCCTACCACACCAATAACATTTTTTATTCCACCTTTAACAAGGTTCATTACGTCGTTAAACCCTTCAGCCTCTTTCATCCCTTTAAAAAAGTCTGATAACCCTTGTTTAGCTTTTTTAAACCCGTTAATGAAATTATCTGGTGCTTTAAGTGAACTTATAAATTGCTTGACTTTAACAATGTTTTCTCCAAGTGCTTTCCCAGACTCCATAGGATTGTTCAAAAAATCTATAAGTTTCTTAATTTCAGGAACACTTTCTACGCCTCGTGAAAACATTTTGAATGAATGCTGTATTTCCTTGAGTCCATCAGTAAATTTCTCAGGAATTAATAAAGAGTCAAAAAAGTTTTTAACTTTGACAAGGTTTTGCCCAAAGCCTTCTCCTAAATTTAAAAAGAACTTCATACGCGATGCAGGATCTTTAAAAGCGTCTGTAAGTTTCTTAAACTCCGGTACTTGGTTCATTCCTGACAGAAATTCAGATAACAAAAACCGCGCTTCTTTGAGTCCATCAGTAAATTTCTTAGGAATTAATAAAGAGTCAAAAAAGTTTTTAACTTTAATAAGATTTTCTCCAAAGCCTTTCCCTGTTTCAAACGCAAATTTATCACGCGATGCAGGATTTTTGAAAGCGTCTGTAAGTTTCTTAAACTCCGGTACTTGGTTCATTCCTGACAGAAATTCAGATAACGCTACTTTAGCTGTCTTGAACCCATCTATGATTTTCTTTGGTATCTGCAAAGAATCTATGAATTTTTTAACAACAACAATATTGCTACCAAACGCTTGACCTAGTGCCTTTGGATTAGTCAAGAAGTCTGTTATCTTCTTAATTTCCGGCACTTTATTCATTCCTTGCAAGAAATTCTCTAATGCTATTTTAGCTTGATCAAATCCTTCTTTTATCTTGTCTGGTAAGTCAAGAAAATCAACCATTACTTCCTTGACAGAGACAAGGTTATTTCCAAATCCTTCACCTAATGCTGAAGATATATTGGGAGTTCCAATTTTTTTGAAAAAATCAATATAAGTATCAAATTCTTTTTTTACATCCCCTATACCTTTAATAGTGCCTAAGCCCTTCTTGAATCCTCTACTCATCCTTGCTCTAAATATTTTGGAATCTAAACTAATTGTGTTGTTTTCTACAGCAACTTTAATTTTTTTGATTTCCTTGACAAATCTTTGTAAAAACTCATTTCCTTCCAAAAATTTAAACCCTAGCTCAAATCCTCTTCCTACAATCATCCCCATTTGGATGCCAAGCCTTACAAGCGAATCTGATTTATACTCAGGCTTAAAGTTAACGGGCTGGGTAATTGGTGTCTGCGGTGGTTGCTGTGACGCTGTTGTTTGTCCCGTTGGTGTTTGTTGTGGTTGCTGTGATGTAGTTGGTAGGAAAGAAGGTAGTTGGGGAGATGCGTTCCTACGAGGTGGTTGAGAAATTGTAAATGATATAGATTGTCCCGTTGGTGTTTGTTGTGGTTGCTGTGATGTAGTTGGTAGGAAAGAAGGTGGTTGGGGAGATGCGTTCCTACGAGGTGGTTGAGAAATTGTAAATGATATAGATTGTCCCGTTGGTGTCTGCGGTGGTTGCTGTGGTGTAGTTGGTAGGAAAGAAGGTAGTTGGGGAGATGCGT